GTAAACCGAACCGAAAGTTAATTAGTCATACTATCAAAGAACTCTTTGGCTGGCAACGTAAAGCTGCTTAGCCATTATCTCAAATTTTAACGAACTATTGATATATAACATCAATCAAATATGAAAAAGTTGAAACGTTTTATCATTTACCTACGCCTCTGGTTTATCCGCCAGATGGGGTACAATCTCCCATCCCTCCGTGAGGCAACCTTTATCGTTCCCGGTCAACTCTATGACCACTTTGGCCGTGTTGTCAGGGCAGTACCAAGTAAGATGCCTGCAACTGATAATGGAGACAGTAAAGAGCAGGAAGAAGTGCCTGAACATTGCTTCCAGTGTGATCTGTACAACAAGCATATCCCTTGCTCCTTCAATCATCGTATGGCCAACGGCAACGACATCTGCGAGAATCATCATTTTGAAATCATCTGCCTCAACACTGGCAACATTTAAAGACTACTCATTATGGAAAAGCAAAAACCAAGATACAGACTCGATAAGAAAACCGGTCATCTTCTAGAAGTCCCTACTAAGAAGCAGGTTCGTGAAAACGTTAAGAAGATTCGTGAGCAAAAGGGAAAAGATCAGTTACCTCAATCTCCAGTCACGATTCATGAGACTCAGGCAGAGAAAAACTTCAAAAAGGTTCAGAAGGTCATCGACCGCATGCACGCCAAGGCAAAACTGCCCGATTTTCTCTCCATGGCTCGCCACAAGTTCCTCTCGACCGTCTGTGTCATCAACAAGCCAGGCAAACAGCGTAGCCTACTTCCTGATAAGAAAGGCCGCTTCGTCATGCTCTGCCATGGCAAGATGGCTAAGGTCTTCACTGCCGATGTTTGCCTTCTCGTCAAGATCCAGAAGTCCATAATCAAGAAACATGAAATGGCACATGGTGGAGAAGTGACCACGGAACATTGGCAGGATGGTAGCTGGAGTATCGTTCCATGCCGGGCAGACAAGAGTAATTACACCACCATTCAGGAGGTCCGTCTTCGTCCATGGTTCTTTCTCCACCGCTATTGGTATGAAATTTCCTTCGATGGCAGAGTAGAGCCAGCAATGATGTTGAATGATTACGGCCTCAACCCTACTCTCAGCAAGAAGCATTTCTATGTTACCAGAGAATACGTCAAAGTACGAAACCAGGATGCCGAAAACGATTATTTCCGTTTCTGGCTCCACAAACCTACAGATCATGAAGCAAACAAATGATGTCATTATTCTCAATCGTCCTCGCGTTCAGAAGCGAGGACTTGCCCTTAATATTTCTGGGCGTATCACTCTAAGGTCTAGTCCTTGCAAACTGCTGGATCTCCATCCGGGTGATAAGATTTGTTTCTGTTTCTATACGCCAAGTAAGCAGATGTATGTCATTAAGTCTACACCGGATATAGAAGCTAAAGAAGTAGAATGCATCAAACTGTCTGGCCGTAAGGGGCAACTCCATGCCAGTAATGTTTCTACCGTCAGTTTCTTGCTTAGCTATATACCGAATATCCCGACTGGTACTAAGCAGATAGAACTGGTTACGGCAAATGAAACTATAAATCTCGATGTAGATGGCGTCAGTTGTCCAGCTTTGGCTATCGTCAACAGGGCCGACAGCGAGCATTGCCGATAGTAAAATATTAAACATTAAGAAATATGCAACAATCAATTAGATACAAAGGCCTCAGCCTCACTCCTGATGAAATGGCAGTAGAAAACGGTGCGCTATCCCTCTGCGGCAATCTAGAGCTGCATGATGGCGCATTGCGCCCTTCTATTGTCACAGGAACACCCCTCTCTCAGCCACTCACCATTAATGGTGAGGTGGCTAAGATATTGTATGTGCACGAAACTGGCAATTACCACCATCTCATAGCCATAGCCTCATCAGCCATCTACTGGTTCCTTCAGGATGGATCTCTTGGCTCAACCACCCCTATCAAGTCTTTCGACTACGAAGCATCGGTTCTTTCCGTCAATTCCATAGGCAATACGCTTATCATTGTAGCTACAGATGGGATTCACTATGCTTTATGGGTGGATGGTGGCTATAAAAATCTGCCACAAAAGCCTCCATTCGTAGAAATCACCTTTTCTATTTCCGATAATTATCCGGAGAATTACATAAATGGAGGTGTGGACGCTGAGGGAAGTATAAATGGCTTTCGTAAAGCTATCCAGCAAACAACCTACTCATGTAATGACGTTTTCAACACCGTAAAATTAACGCAAGAAGATTATGACACAAAAGAAAATGAATGTCTTAATATTAAAGAAAATAAGCAATCTGATATTACACAGAGCATCTATGCACTTATCAATCGAACGAACAATCTGATTGCTCGTAAAGGTCGTTTTTATGCTAATTTCTTTGTTAGATATTGCTATAGAATGTTTGATGGTTCCATGATTATGCACTCATCGCCTGTATTCATGCCTGTACAAGTTCCAGATAGTTACATTGTACTTTTACCAAATGCCTTGTTTTTAAAAGATGGAGTCATCAAACTGTCTGATAATTTAACACTTGTACGTGAGGATGGAAAGAACAATCCATCAAATGTAAATATTTCCAAAGTTACATTCGTTTACTATCCCCGAAATGTAGATTTGAGATACGCCATACTGGACGCAAAACGTAATGAACTTGAAGAATGGAAAGATGTCATCAAATCGGTGGATGTATTTATTACTCCTCCAATTTCCAACGTTGATACATCTGAAAAAATTTCAAGCATCAGATCTAAACGAAGAAATTATGGACTTGGGAAAGGATTATTCTATTTTGGTAACGATAGTCATTCACAAATATACACAGGTTTTAGTGTGTATTTCCCATCACTGAGTGAAGATGCCTATCGTAACAAATTAAAGAATACATCTACCTTCTACAAAGTCTGCTCGCTGAAAATTTCAGATTTAACAAATTATACAACGAAGAAATTACCTGTTGACAAGAATGCTGTATATCAGGTATCATTGCAGGAACAGATGAAGGATGACTACAAAACTCATAACTCGCTCTTCGCACAAGGTGGCTATGTCTATAACCACCGTCTCAATCTGTACGGCATGAAAGAGAAACTGTTTCAAGGATTCAGCGGCTATGTTATGCTACCAGGGCTGTACATTCTTAAATACGATGATAGTACGGATAACCAGAAATATAGGTACAAAATCCTGAAAATCGTAGTTAGCCTCAACACAACTTCCGGAACGAAATATGTTGAAAGTAGTGACAAGTTCTTCTCTCGTCAAGATATTGATGGCTTCATGATCGGCAACCTTGTCAAGTTCTACCCGGATTCGAGAGCTGATAAAATGGCTATCTTCTGTAAGGATTCTTCGGATAATGATGTCATCTTCGTCTTCCCTCTTGAACAATGCGCTGAACTGAATGGAGCCATGCACATGGGAGATTTCACTGACAATTTAGAACAATACAAGGTCGATTCGTTTAATTATACAGTTGATGATGTAGTGGAACTATCCAATAAGATCTATACATCAGAGTCTGATAATGCCTTCTATTTCCCATTAAACGGAATCAATACCGTAGGTATCGGAACCATACAGGGAATAGCCTCCACCACGCGTGCGCTCTCTCAGGGACAGTTCGGTCAGTATCCATTAATGGCATTCTCTACCGATGGTATTTGGGCTATGGAAGTCTCTTCCAAAGGCACCTATAGCAGCATCCACCCGATTAGTCGTGAGGTTTGCAGCAATCCGAAGTCTATCACTCAGCTAGATCAGTCCGTGCTTTTCGCAACCAACCGCTCAATCAGTCGCATAGCAGAATCTCAGGTGGTTTCCATGTCCGATGTCTTAGATGGTCCCGGCTTCAATATTTCCGGTAGCCTAGGTAAGTTCCTCAACTTCTTCGTTGATGCTGAAGGGGATAGCGAATCCGTCAAGACTACCAAGGCTCAGATGCGCCAGCTCATAGATTTCACCTCTTCGCCAATAGAGTTCTTTCAGCGTTGTCAGGTCATCTACGACTACAAGAACTCTCGCATCTTCTGCCTGGATGTTACACAGACGAGTAAGACCTCTACGGCTGATACGGTGGCACTCTGCTATTCTATCAAGGATAATGCCTGGAGCACTTTCCTTATACAGAACGTGCTCACAGCAATCAATTCCTACCCACACCCCTACATACAATATAGGGATGGCAGCGTGATGGTGCTCGATAAGGGTTACGATTACGAAGATACAACAGAGTATCATGGTATCATAGTTACTCGTACCTTGAAGTTTGACGAAGATAACGTACCTGATTCCATTACAGGCTATATCCATTCCCTCACGTCTGGCAGCATACCAATAATGTGGTTATATGGTAGCAATGATAATCAGAATTGGCATTACATCGGTCGCTTGGGCGGTATGAAGTCCAGCTACATGGCTACTCACAGCTATCGTTTCTTCCGAATCGCCCTATACCTGAAGATGAAATCCATGAATCAATACTTTGCTACGCGCCTAGAAATCATCAGGCGTTTCAGCAAGTTCTAGCAGAAAAACCACCGTTCCATGGCTTTCTAAGCCATGTCAAAAAACGAGAGCCTTCGCAAATCAGGAGTAATCCCGAAGCGAAGGCTCTTTCCATAAACACACCTAAAACGAAAGAAGAAAAAAAAGTTTCATTAAGTAAAGCCACCGTTCCAGGCGATTCTATCGCCTGTCCCCAATAGCCTCTTAGGTAAAGCTAGGCCGTCTCAAAGTATAGTTATCCCGGCTCAGCAGGTTGCTCTTAATATTATTGAAGTCTGCTGTAGCACTATTCCCATACTGTCCAGCCTTGTCTGCATACTGATCCTGCAAAAATTGGCTCATCGTATAGTCAACGATATACCGGTGCATATTGCTCTTAAGCGCATCCGTCACAGCCACGTTCCAGTTCGGAATCTCCAGTTTCAGGGTAACAGTCTCATAGATACTTTCCTCCCGATCATTACCAGCCTTAGTTACGGTAGAAGTCACTTCCTCATCTTCCTGGCCGATGATGCTTGTGGTCACTACCTCCGTCCAAGTTCCGTTCTTGTTATCGGTATACACATACTTTCTTGTACCCTTAACAAGTCGCTCAAGATTGTTGTTATCCTCCACTCTACCTGAGGTCAGATAACGCTGAGCTGCAACCTTGATATTACCGATGGCTTCCGTTACGGCACGATTAATAATACTGCGAGTCTCTTTACTGTCAGGGCTTTCGATAGTGGCTCTGATGTCCTTCTGGGCATCATCCACCAGTCCCTGGCTCAATACATAGCATCTGGCAAGTATGTCATTGCATGCCTGCTCCATGCTAAAGTTCAGTGTAACTAATTTACTATCCATATTTCGAAATATTTAGATGATTAATAAATCTACCTCAGTTCATAAGGCGGCCTGCCTCCGCTCCAGTCTACACGATCCTGATGAAAATGCTGCGAAACGAAGTCCTGATTACGCTCAGACCCTTTCGGCCCACTCTGGCCATCCTTATCTACTTCGTCCACATTTCGAGCCTCAGCATCCAGTTCATTCTTACTTTTAGCATCAGCATCTATACTGCGACTTTGAACAGCAAGTTCGCCATTCTCTTTTTCATCAGTATCTACAGACCGCCCGGAAGTTGCCTGCGCATTCTCCTGCTTACCTATCTCATCCCCACTTCTTGCCGAAGCCATAGGAGAAGAACCAGCCTTCTCGTCACCGTCTACCGTTCTAGATGAAGTATCACTGGCAGAAGAGACTTCTTTCGTTGTATCATCGGCTTTTCTTTCAGCCTCAGCAAAGTTAAAGTCTTTCTTTAACAAAATCTCTTTAATGGCGTCAAGGTCACTCGCTCCCATACTAGCATAGTCTGTATGAGCCATATCCGGAAAATCACTCAGCCATCCGGCAATAATGGCATGCACCAGGTAGTTCTGAATCTGATTGCTCAGCACACCACTTAACCTTGGTGGCCAAGCTGCAAGTGTCACTATAGTGATTGAGAAATCATCCGCCAGAGCCTGCAAATCAAACTTCTGTGTTGTCGAAGAAGAAAACCTTGCAAGAAAATTCTCTAGGTCGGTTATCGCCTCCCTGTAGTATATATCCAGTTTAGCCTCTTCTGCATCACTGGCCCATACGCTTTGGAAGTCCACATCTGGGTTATGCTGCGCAATGGTGGCAGTAAGTCCTTCTACCACGCCCATTACGCTTTTCTTGATGATTTTAATTGTTATTGTCTTCATACTTGATCACATTTTTTCTACGATGCCATAACCAAACAAGAATACCTGTTGTGATGGCTATGATGATACCTACTAACGCGCCAAGACTTACCTTCCCTATAGTCACAAGTCGCTGCTCATTCTTGGTTAATTCTCGCCTCATAATGTTAATAGAGTCTTGCTTTAACCGAATCAACGAATCTTTTTGAACCACAAGATGTTGATATTTATCTACCTTCTTAGATATAATATTGATGGAATCCTTTAGCCTCAGCACCTCTTTTGTGTTCCTGTTGGTCACAAAAGTGTGCCATGACTCTGTCTTGATAGGCTTTCCATTCTGGTCTACAGTGGTTGAAGTACTATCCTTTGTATGGGTAGTTTCCTTGACTGATGTTTCGTGTTCCTGAATCCTGCTATTTGCCATCTGCTCAAAAGCAGAGATAAATCGCTCTTGCCAGGAGGCATCCAAACTTTTGTTCTTTGTTTGGTCCGTTATATAATGTTCCTGCGTCACAGTCTTCGTCTTACAACTCGTCAGAAACAACATTGAGAAATACGCTATCCAAACGAACAGGTAGATAATTAAATGTTTCGATTTCATAAGCTATGAGATATTGAGTGCTCGCTTTGACCTTTTCAAATACTCCTCGCATTCGTCCAGACCATTATAGCCACCGTTAATTTTCCGTCTTATTGCTTTCAGATTATCCTCGTCTGCCAATTCATTGCATCCGAAAGTATCGAATATCCACATCGAGGAACGTGTGGCACCAAGAGGCTGCTCCAAGAGGTCGGGCTTCTTCACTACATCATAGCCACAATATCCGGCATACTTGCTGTAGTTGGCTCGCCCTGTTATCTGTATCAGCCCACGCCCCTTAAACCTTACACCATCACCCTTATGGGTGTTACCAAGGTCTTTTCTTCCCTCATACGCCTTTCCGCTGGCAATCTCCTTGGTATATCTCAGTTCACCGCTCTCATGGGCAATCTGAGCCAAGTAGTGCGCCCATCTCAAAGGCGTGTTTATTTCAAACTCCTCGGCAAATCGGTTCAGGTATGGCAGAAACTTCTCTGCCCTCTTCCCTGCGTTAGGCATTGCCATCAGCAACTGCTCTAATCTGATTTCCTTCATTTCCATTTTCTTTATTGTTTTTATATTCTTGATACTTCTTAAACATCGGAAACTTCTCCACAAATCCAAGTGTAAGCGCATAATAAGCATATTCCACAAGTTTATAAAATGGCGTATCAGGCACTAGCATCCGTCTCAGGTTCTTCAATATGTTGGTCGTGAACAGATAGGTTGCAGCTATACACACCCACTTCACGCAAAACAAGGCCTCTGTGTCCGAGTGAAGAAAGTGACCGATAATAAACAATGCAGCCACCGTCACAAAGAACACCGCACAACAGACAAAGAACATTCCGAATTTCTTCCAGTTCCATTCTTCACCGTTAAACACTGCAGCCACGATACCGAACACCAGGTTCAGCCCAAATAATACCATCATGGCAATCATAAAATCCCTGATGGGAACCAGCAGACTCAGAAAGGTCCATATCGTCCCAATTAAGTAACCTCGAATATCATTCATTTTCTTTTTCATTTATCCGTCCCCACTCCGTTATGGAAACGATGCAAATTTAAGCCATCATTCCCAGTTATCTGTGATAAGTTGCGCAACTTCATACGAAAAAAGAGAACACAAGCCCATTTTCTGCCTGCATTCTCTTCTTCTGATAGTTTTCTTTTATATATCTCTAGTCATTATGGAAATAATTTAGTGATTGAAGTACCCCCAAGCCTTACAATGCCCATAAGGATTATCATCGTCCCTCAGCCAGTTCACGGCTAGATCCACCATCCGGTCCATCATCTGCTCCTCGCTGTCCTCCGGAAACCATTTCTTCATCAGATTATAGTTGTCCGAGTAGATCATATTGAGTACCACGGCAAAATCCCATTGATTATATGGCCGTATCTCGTCCTTCACCGTCTCATAGATCTCCTGAGTCTTGGCTGCGGTATAGTAAGGAGCACGATGCTCTACATCCTTGTCATCCTCAAACACCATCTTCTTGATCTGAGCCTCAGCAAAGAAGTCGTTGAAGTGGCCGTTACCCACAACCCCATAAATCTCCTTATAGAGTTTAAGAAGGTCATCTTCCGTAGCGTGCATAGCCACAAACTTGCCGATGATCTTGGTTACCTTCACCATCTGCTCCGGTGTGGCATCACTCTGATATTTTGTGATAAGTTCTACTAAGTTCATATCATTCTTGTTTTTGTGATTTGACAAATTTGAAAATCTCATCCAGCTTGTTTTCCATCTTATCGAGTCGCTGGTTAGTTCTCTGCTGGTCACGAAACGAAGTGTCCAGTTCTGAGAGAAGTTGATCACAGTCCTTTACGGTCTGCTCGAAGTCCGGCATCTTATTGATGATGTCATTGGCTTGGTTCTTCAATGCGTTTACCTCGTTGATGATACTCTCCTTACTACAAGAGATTACAAGGGTGTCACTGTATGCTGTTTGCTCAGTATCAACTACCGAATAGGTTGACTGCTTTCCGTCTTCCGTCTGAACATTCACCTTCACGTTCATGGTGCCAAAATTTGGCATGCCAGGCATCTGTGGCATCATGTTGGGTTTGCTACCACTAATATCAGGGCTTGGAGTATTCATCACTTTACCCTGCTTGAATTTTCTAGTCGCCCGGTCAAACAAAAAGACCGGGAAACCTGCCTTTAAATCTTTAAATATCATAATCGTATCTTTTTAAATGGATAATGCGAGGGAAACGATGGGTAACAAACCATACACCATTTCCCCCTTTAATGATACTAAGCAGTAGTCAATGCTACGGTTAGACTGTCAAATATGCTCAGGCCTCTAGCCTTTCCGCATACCACATCGTTTGCCTTTTGCGTTCTGCCTACGCTGGTGATGGTCACAGCCGTTGGCAGAGCTGTCTGCCCTTGGAAGGCTGCTACCCATCTTTCCGTGTAAATCAACGGCTGTGCTCTCATCATGTTTTTGTTGCCTGTTACAGGCGTAATGATGGAGATAGTTGCCACGATAGGCACAAATACCGTTGTACCGTTCAGGATAGGCTGATCATAACTGTAAGTTATACTTGCCTGTGGCTGGACGTTGCCGTTCACGCAATAAGGTCTGCAAAGCTTCTCATTGTAAGTAGCTAAGACTGAAACTTGGTTGGCTACCAATGCTGTAGTAGCCAAACCCACTGGAGAAATCTTGTTCATACCACTACGCTTCTGTTTCATTCTTTACTCTTTTACTGATAGCCACCTGATACACCTGCGCCACATCCGCAACCGACATTCATCAGATTGGCAAGGTATATGTTCTGCTGCAACTGCGAGTTCTTGAACTTCAAGTCCTGAATCTCGTTTGCTTGCTCCTGGCTCCAATGCCCTGTCAAGGTGTCGATGATGCGCTGGGTGTTGTTCTCACCTGCACGGATGACGTCACACTTGTCTTGCTGCATCTGGAAACCGAGGTTCGAAGCAGCTCTTTCTATACCAGTGTTGGTATAGCTAAAGCCCTGCTGCATCTGGTTAACGATGTCCTTCTGGCCCATCTGGTTCTCATAACCCATACGGATAATGTTCTGCTGCGTCTGGCAGCAGCAATCCTTAAGCGCAATTGTCATCTGCAAGTTACCCTGCGAGATAGCGTTGATTACTCGCTCTGCCGAGTATCCTACCTGACCACCAAGCTGCTGGATGCCTGCCTGGATGCCACAGATAGAGTTCTGCAAGGCGTTGAAGTCACAGTTCAGATTGCTTGCCAACATCTTAAGGTCGTTACCATTGCCCTGGATGGCACCCATCAGCAAGTTGCTATTCTGGTTGTCTGCCATCTGGTTGCGCAAACTCTCGATTTGACCCTGAATCTCCGCACGCTGCACGTCTGCGCCATTGTCACGATTGTTCCAGTCTGCACCATACATATAGCGCATCATGCCCATCATCATCATGTAGGCAAACGGATTGTTCCACATATCATCATCGTCACGGTTACGCATCATAGCCGCCATTGCCAAAGGATTGCTGTCACGATTTGCCATCGCTCCAAGCAAACCACCCATCATTGCATCGTTGCAACAAGAGGTAGTCTTAATTACTTCTTCTGCCATAATTCCTAAAGAAATAAAAGTTGTACATTTTGTTTATTCACACATGTAATCGATTACGGCAGCAAAGTTATCCCAAAATATCTACATGTTTCATAACTCTGTCAAACATTCTTTTAGTGGCTGATTTCCAATGATTTAAGGTGACATAGACCCATATCAAAAAAAGAGAAGCCTCATCAGCTTCTCTTCATTATTCTGTTATTTACCCATAAAATAAGTGATGATGGTTCCAGCAATCGCTATCACATTGATAAATGTTAGCCACGCAAACAACCACTTCTTGCGTTTATAATCTCCTGTCCACCAAACAAAGATATTAAACGAAACGCTCAACATTATAATGATAGCACACTCTACAAATAAAAATGTTACCATATTCATATCGCTTATCCGTGTTGCGATAGGGCTTAGTTCTTGTTTCTTTTCAGTCTTTTCTTAATAAACGCCTTAACATCCCATTTCTTGAAGAAATGAGAATGATCGCCAGCATTCCCCACACTTTCCAGCTCCCCATCAGCGATAGCCCTTCTTAGGGTAGATTCGCTGATATGCGCCTCTTTCTTTACCTGCCCGGCAGTCATATACGGATTCAGCATGAACGGAATCTGTTCACAAAGATTGTCCAGATCGTCATCGCTCATACCGCAAGCCGTAACCTTCTCCCCATTCTTCTGCTGTTCTGCTGCCTTAAAGCAAGCATCGCTCAATGATTTCAATGCCCATCCCAGGGTATCATAATTCAGTACCTTCTTCATAAGTCTTCTTTTTTCAATATTATTCCTAAAAATCTCTGTTATTCTCCGATTATCTCCAGCATTCTCTATCAGGAGCAAATCTTTCTGCCCATCTTCGTTTCATTAACAAACATTTTAGCAAAGCTATACAAATAGAATATAGCTGTCACGGTCATGACCGTAAAGCAGGAATCCACCATATCTTTAGTTGTGTACCAATTCCACTCTACAATATGAGCCGCATTGATACCTAAGAAGTATATAAATGGAATGCGATACCGCTGGCACAAGAAGAAAAATCTACTTGCCAGTATCGTCACCATCGGCAGGACGTAAACCATGAAATAAATAAAGATATAGCAAGGCATATTTTCATTATAGGGGATAAACATCTCACGGGGATGCTGAGAGAACTCCCATATTCCATAAGCGTGAAAGCACATAATAATGATAGGCACATACTTACAAAACCATCTGAAAAACTTCAATATTCTTCTGCTATACCGATTACCATGCTTCTTAAGCATATTCATCAGCTCCGTCACATCAATGTCCTTTATCAACCGTTGGACTTCGGCTTCTTGTTCTTGTGTCATAAAAAACCTCCTTTTCTTAGTTGTTGATTACAATTATAGTTCTTAAAGTAAGAATTTGGCGCAAAATTACAACTTTCTGCGCATTTTTATTCATTTTGCGCAATATCTTATAGTTAAACTTTGCTAAAGTAACAATCTGTAAGCAAATTATTTTTGAAAGGGCTCCGATCATACAGATTGCAGCTCATTTGTTATGTACATCTGTGAGAATAGTGATTGACCTATAAATAATAAGGTGTAGCCCTATAAAGAGTTACACCTTATTATATTTATACCCATCTGATCATAGCTTATTCTCCTAACATAGAGTTTACCATCCCTTTAATGGCTTCATCGGTCATGCTCTCTTTGACAGAGGCATCACCGCTAATCGATTTCATCAGCATACCTATCCAAGGATTGTCACTCTCCATGGTGGATTGTATCTGCTCCTTGTAGGCGTCATAAAGCTCGCCCGATTCCTTAAACTCCAAAAGAACAGTGCGCAAGGCTTTCGTAACGTAGTTATCCATCAGCAAGGGATTCTCCCTTGCCGATGATAATTTAGTAAGAAGCACAGCCAGTGCTTCATGTAATTGCTTCTTATTCTTCTTCATATATCTATTTTTTTTAGTTTCTAAACTCAGCGACTTAGAGTTCAAATGCAACTCTTTACGAGCCAACCTATTGTTATCACGATGCCGTATCTCACCACATCCTCCCATTCAAATCGCTCCAAATGATAGCGAAAAAACTGATATATTTCTCTCGCTATCATTATGGTGTAGGCTACCCAACCAATTACGAGGGCAACCATGAACCACAGGCATAAGCCGAGAATGTCTCGGCTGTTGATTTTTTTCCACATAGTGCTTGTTTCTAAACGGAAGTAAACTCAACGACTTAGAGTTCAATATGATTTACTCCCCATACTTTGGCTCCTCATACACCAAGTTATGCTCATCTACGTAAGCCTTAGCTTCTGAGTATGTGTCAAACTCTACTGCGGTGGCATTTACTGCTGGGAATACCTCAGCATTGTCACCTTCCTCAGTGAGAGGGAACACCATCTTGGTTCCCTCATGTACTACCTTATACTTCTTTGTTAACTTATTCATATCTCGTTTCCTTTCTTTGTTTTTATATTGGACTTATGATACCTTATGCAGGAGTGATTGATACTGTATAGCCTTTCTGCTGCAATGTTGCAACTGCGGCATCTGACGCTGATGTGCGAGTGCCCTTGATTTCAATAACCTTACGAGATACGGAATCAGGTGCTGTACAATTTGCTTCATCCTGAAGTGCTTTATCAATATTGGTAATATTTGGAAATCCTTCTATTGTCAAAATCTTTGCAGAAGAACTTCTGTTAGACCAAGATAAGATGCTACCATTGTCTCCATTAAATGAAACAAAGTTACATGATGACGGCAATAGTGCTAAATCTCCCGTGAAGGTTCCTCCATTTATTGAAAGATAAACAAGTTTAGATAAGTTTCTCAATGAATCAATACTACCTGAAAGATTTTGAATAACAATATTATTCAGCTTAGTGAGAGCACTAAGACTATCAAGGCTACCATTAACTTTAGCACCATAAAGATTGATTGTTGCTAGGTTCGTCAATCCTTTTAACGATGCAATATCACCATAAATGTCGGAACCTGCGGCATTAAACAGATTAAGTTCTGTCAGTTTGGTGAGTGTACTAAGACTATCAAGGCTACCATTAAGTTTAGCACCATAAAGATTGATTTTTGTTAAGCTTGCCAATTCCCTTAATGATGCAATATCACCATAAATGTCGGAACCAGAGTTTAGTATCAATGTGTTCAGTGCATAACAATTTTTCAACGAAGAAATATCTCCCTTTGAGCAATGATTAACAAGATAGAGATAGGTAAGATATTGAGAATACTTTAATTCATCAATATTAAATGTAAATGAATCGGACATACAACTCAAACTCTCAATATTATATTTATTAAGAACTGATATATTTATATCGTCGGCATTATTCACATATAATGAGCCAACACTGGAGTTTGTCCTCTTTAAAGAAGCTCCTTGGTTCTCACTAAGATTTTCATTAGTGAAGAAACCATTACCCATGATATTTATATCGGTGTCAAATTTAACACCGATATTAAAACTTTGAGTATCTTTTGTTGGTGATACTACTTTTTGTTTCTTGATTCTATACTCGCCAATACGTAGCAATGAGCTATTATTGACAGAACCTGTTAATTTTGTTACTAAACACTTTCCCATAATCTTATTTATTTATAGTTGTACAATTTATTCATATTGTTTACATTATCTACTATCCATTTATAGATGCGATAAACATTATCGCAATGTCTGAATAAAGATATAGGCGAACATGGACTTATACTATGTGGCGTATTCGAAGAAATAGCTATTGTTTTCTTTATACACTTAAATTTGAAAAATCCCATGTTCTTATTAATACCAAATGAAACAATATCACCAATGTTATAAGAAACAGTGGCATTGAAAGTTTCCTCATCAGCAACTTCGTGATTGCCTTTTTCGTCTTTGACAACTTCCCAATACTCACTCCTTACAACGCTATCAGAGATACAAAGACTTTCTTTCCATTTTTTGTATTCCTGCTTAAAAAATGAAGTTCCAATTCTCTGCATCCAGTCGGTGATAAGAGAGTAGATATTCTTAGGGCTAATAATGCCACAATCCATTAACTCTTTATACCTTTTTTCTAATTCATCATTATAATATTTGATAATGAATCCATGAGGAGAATCCACGGAGCTGTTCAGATGTCCTGTTAAGGTATCTGTAATATATGACCATTCGCACCCAAACGTCATGTCACAATCATATAGACCGACAAACCATTTGATTCCATCGTAACAGAAAAATTGCCAATTCTTGCTAAAACCATCACCATTTTTGATTATATCAGAAACAATAATGTAATCAATCATGTTTTCTACATCAAAATACTTTTCGTAAACCTTTTTGAAAGTAGATAAATCTTCTGATGTCTTACTAGATGCATTATAAGCAGCTTCTGCTGCTTTTATTACACCAACTGCGTCTGATAAATTCTGAATGTATTTTTTTACCTTTACTGTTAGTTGAAGATTCTTCTTGATTTTAGATGTGATTTCTGTACCATCAGGCAAACTGCCATCAGTAATCCATGAATCCACCTCAGTTTCTCCAGCTATTTCTTCCTGCTTGATATCTGCATCATACTTATTTCCACCTATTGCATAAAGTCCCTTGGGATTTCTTATTTCAAATTCACCCCAGTTTATATTGTCTTTCCCACCAAATATGGTATAATAATTCAAGGTTCCGTCAAGATGTACATTCTCTGCGGTAGATTTGTCTAAATGATAATTGTCTCTATGTTTCTTCAACTGAAAAGAGAATATTCCGTAGAACACATCATTAAGATATATTGCAACAGGGAAACCATCAGGAAAGCAACGTGCACCAGTGTCTGTTAGAAGGTCATAGTTTCCTACATCTGGATTTCCCAAGCTCTTGGTAGTAATACCTATTTTAGACATATCAAGCAATGCTTTCTTCCATGGTCTATCATACAAAGCTCCCCTTGTAAGTACAATCTGGTCATACAGCTTATATGATACAGCACCTACTCCACGGAAAAAATCCGTATAATATGCCTTCATGTGAAAGCTGTCTTGTGGTACCCATTTACCAATGCGTATCTTAGGTGTATCTTCTCCTAACCATTCGTCATCACATATATCTACAGAAACATTTTTTTTAGGAAATCCCATAGAGGAGTTACCTTGTGCATTAAGTATAGCATGTTTCTTGAAATAGTTACCCTGCATATCCCAAAACTCCAAGAAAGCCTTCTTGTTGTCTTGCTTGGTAGTTGGCATAGAGTCTATGTTTGTGATATTGATAATAGCAAAGCGTGGCTCTGGTATTTGTATAAAACTACTCTCACTCCAATCAATAGGTGTCTTTACATCAAAACCGTTTGCTTTAAGTGCATCTTGGATATTGTTTACACTATTGTCTTTAAGGTTGAGATTTGATACATCAAGATTTGTAACTTCCATATCATGCTCATGTTTCTTGCCACTTGAATCACGATATGACATTACCCTATCTTCTGCATCAGTTGTAATCTCAGTTCTTCCTTCAGGGTCTTCGATATGAGAAAACTCTTCTGGGATAGTTTCAGACTTGGCATTGTGGATATAGTGGCTACCATCTGGATTTGTGGAAGAAAGAATCTTGCCTTCTGCATCTTGCTCAACTGCAAGATATTCCTCGTTATCCTGCAAAGAGAAGACAACAAGGAGTTCTTTGAGGTTGGTATCTATTGTACCTACCTTCTCCTGCAAAGAAGCTACATCTGATTGAAGCTGAGAGATAACTTGTTTCAAGGCATTGACCGCATGGATTTCACCAATGACTTCTCCGTCTCTTCTAAGACCAAGTACTACTTTATCGTCAGTAGTAACCCAAGCAGCAAAGTATTCTTCATTCTGAATGACGTGGTACATATCATTCAGGGGATAATATGGCTTACCAGTTGCTCTGTAGAAACCAAGCAGAACCTTATCATCTGAATCCACTATAGCTTTGAGGAACTCCTCGTTCTCAATTATTCTAAAGCACTCTTTTACTTCATCATCAATGAGAGACTTGCCTTCTTCTTTGTCTACCTTACCTTCCTGCAATGCTGCGATGCTTGCAGACAATTCTTTCTTGGCAGCATTAATAGCTTCAAGAATATCTGTCTTATCCTGCTGGCACTGGTTGATAATCTCTTGCAACTTGGCTCTGATTGGTGCAGGAATACCCTTGCCCCACTCAATGGAACCATCAAGCTGGATTCCAAACAAGAAGTGGTCTTCTGCATCTACTATTACCTTGATAAACTCTGGAGACTCAATTTCACGGAAAGGAAGAGCAAACTGGGAGACTACTTTATCCTCTGAATCACCGAACTCTTGGGCAATATTATCCTTGTCGAACTTCTTAGCAAGCTCGTCATCAACACGCTTATTGTCTGCCTTCTTAGCCAATGCCTCATTCACAGAACTCTGATTAGCTTTAAGATTCAAAGCATCATTCAAGGTCTTCTGGCTTACAACCATATTGTTGCTAACGCCCAACTCCTGAGCCACTTCCAGCAAAGTATTGTTAACCCAGCTTCTGCCATTCTCAGAATAGAGCACATTGATGCCCTGAGGAACTACGAGATCACCAAAGTTTTTATACGTACCAGCTACGGTCGCAAAATAATACATCTTGGCACCGATAGCCTTAGCTGGCACAGTATCAAGACCAGCCACGCCCATATACGTAGCACCCTTAAACAGTTTAAACTTCTCGATGATGCCAGTTATCAGCTCGTCCCAGTAGCTATCCCTCTGTGCATTCACACACCAGGTAGCCCTGTCCGCATTCCAGTAATGTGCCCAGCCTTCTATCACCACAAAGTCGCCAGCAACACCTCCTGTAGGGAACTTCTTATTCACCTCATAGATGCTGCCAAAATCACCCTTGTAGTGAGGACTTGTTTTATCTATATCGTTAGCCATAAAATATTATATTTGAGATAATTGGTTATACTTTTCTGCCAGTTCGCTTTCCTTCTTACTTACAAGGAAGATTGAAACGGCACGATAGATAAGATATTTCTTGCATTCATCTGTCAGGGAAAGGATGACCTTCTGGTCGGTCACTTCGTTTTCATGCCCAGTATCAGTAGAATACACATTCTCTAACTTTTGATAAGGGATATACGTGAACAGTTCAACCTCATGATCATATACAGCTCCAACAGGTGCATGGTTGGCATCATACCTTCCGGCAGTCCAGTACATCAGCACTCGCTTTCCTGTAGTTGGCGATGTGGTAATCATGCCCTTTGGTTTCTGTGGCGTTCCCCTGGTCCACCGGGAGGCTTGCATCTGAGCCTCCTTGCTGCCCGGTTCCATCAGCATAGTCAGCGTGCTTTGCCAACTTTTCAGTTTCAGTTCTACCAGTCTCAGCCAATCTTCTGGAATAGTCAGACAACCATGCCCATCTGTAAACTGGGTTTGGATGGCATCATAATCCTGCTTGCCGCTTTCGTTCAGCGAAACTTCCACTCTTTTGGGTAGAATCATTTGCGCTGGTGCTTGCAGCAGAATCTGCTGGGCAGCAGTTTCAATGGCTTGCTTCATTTCCGTGTCCGAATCATCCGTAATGAGGTCATTCACCTCATCATGGATCACTTCGTCCATAGCCACGCGCATTTCCTTCACAAGGTCACTCATAAGAACTTCCATAAGCAAGAAACCTATTAACTAAAAATTATAAACTACAAACTAAAACTCAATCACCACACCCAGCTCTCTAGCCTTCTCCTTCACACTCTCAGGTGATTTCAGTTTCCTTACATCTACCTTATACGTCTTCTGGAGATAATTCTTGGCCTTGGTGATGTTCTCGAAATGAAGGGCATTCTCGTCCTTCACCTGCTCTTCTTTTTGTTGCTGAATCTGCACCTCTTCCGGCTGGCTCTCATCAATAATGCGTCCAGCCTTCGTAAGAGGGTGCTTCCTGATACACTCTGCCACCTGCTTACTATCCGTAATATAGGAATAGGCATCGTTGCTGCACCGCTCAAACTCAATGTTCTTGATCAGTCCGCTCGGCAGAGTCACAACAAAGATGAGCATACTCTTAGCTACAAATCTATACATATCTATTTGTGTTTATGGTGAAGGGATAGCGAGGCTGCATTAGCCTCAACTATCCCCTAGATTGATATATGTAGAAAACTATCAGTTTCCTATACGATGATTACGCTGCCTCCAAAATCTGCTCATCTGTAACACCATCACCAGTGAAGACTGGTCGGGCTACACGCGCATGAGCATCAGGGAAGGTCAGTACCCAGCAGCTATACTCCTCCATCACAACACCTGCAGTGTTACGAATCAAGAGATCCTTTGCGTTAAACTCGTTTCTGCTCCATACACCGAATACGTATTTGTCAAGATAACGTGCATCCAGCAAGAACGCTCTACCGTCCATACCCCAGGAGTTAAAAGCATCGTGACGATAAATCAGAATCTTTGTACCCATGCTTTCGAACTTCTCAAAATCAAGTTTCCAACCCTGATAGTCCTTTTCGGTCTGGGTAATGATACGCTTGTTAGAGCGAAGGTTAGCAAATGCCTGATAGATCAAGTTGTCAACGAAGAGAAGTTTGGTACGGCTGGAGTTACCAGCACCCTTCAATACTGCTGCAATAAAAGCAGAAAGTTCCTTCTCGCTGATCACATACTCATATACTGTTTTTTCCTGCTCTACAGTTTCGCCATCGGTACCACCTGGCTTAGGTACTTTTACCTTTGCCTTAACAATTTCACCATTCTCATCTTTCTTGACAGCCCAATGGCCAATTTGCAAGTCCTTGCCTGCTTCCCAGTAAATACCGCCCATGGTATAGGTCAAGCCAACTTTCTCGCCACCATTCGACATGCTCTTTACACCGAAAAGACCACTTCGCTCCTGTCCATAACGCATATCGTCTATAGCCATTTTTTCCTGTCGTGTGAAGTCCCATTTTACCTGAGTCTTACTCATACGGTTGATAAGTGACTCCTCAACCTGCATGATAAATCGCTGGCAATACTGGAAGCTCTTATCTGGCATAGAGTAATAACTACCAGTTTCAACCTCTTTCTCACCTGCGGCTCTTCCGAGGCGCATCAGAGTTGTACCTACCGGAATATTGTCTTCAAAGTCACGGTTGCCGCGCGAAGGGTTTTTCTTTCCATTCAGAGCGTAGGCAATAGGGTTATTGTCATTATCATGGCTGATAACACGGAACTGAAGAGGAATCAAAGTACTCTTGTTGGTACCTGTCTCATCATAGCCATAGATGCCATCTACCATAATAACATCACCATTATCGAAAGCTGCCGGATTCTCCACGATGAAAGTTACAGAATTACCATTGGTCTGCTTATTAACCTGAGTAGTAAGTTTTGACATGATAGGCTTCTGACCGATAGAATAGTATTCTACTCGAACAGAGTCGATAGGAGTCATCTTCTTGGATGCACGTAAAATCTGATCAATAGGACAACTCTCCAGTTTCATTTCTACAACTGTCGGGTTAACATGAGCTACATAGTAATCCCAGTTACCCATAGCTTCCTGCTGCTCCTGGCTACCACCCTGCCACTGAGGACCAGAGCCACCTACACCGGGACCATCCAAAGGACCTGTCGCACCACCGCCACCTGCACCAGCAGGAATACCACCACCTGGTACAGGTGGAGCCGTTTCAGCCATTGCATAAGAACTTCCACCACTAAGAATCATGACAAGCACCGCCATCATGAAACCAAACCATTTCTTAAACTGTTTCATAATCTATACATTTAAAATTATTAATTATAAATTTCTAATTCTACATTCCAATCATCTTGCTGTACACCTGTTCAGTACGGCTCTTCTCTTTTGGGAGTGAAGGAGCACCACCGCCACCATCAATGTTGATGTTCTTCTTACCACCTTGTTTCCCATCGTGAAGCTGCCTCTGCTGGTCTATCTTCTCGTTCTTTCCACGCTTATAGCCTCGCTCTTCTGCATCAGCCACAGCCTTGTCGAAGTCCTTGATTTGAAAGAGGCGCAAGAAGTCTTCCTTCTTCAAGCCATACCGAGCTGCACGCCATACGAAACCATCATCATCATGATCCTCGCCATCATCGCTACGCTTGTAAAGCCATTCTATCAAATCGGTAATCGCCTCAGGCTTCAACTTCGCTTCTTTAATGGCTGCATCAAGTTCGGCATCTTCTTGCTCCATATTGGCTGCAAGTTGCTCATTGTCCTTTGCTAGCTTCTCGCTGGCTTCAAGTTTCTCTTTTTCACTAGCCTTCAAACGAGCCTTAGCCTTCTCGTCACCATTGATGGCATCAACATAGTCCTGACCCAACTCATCAATCATGAAATCGATAAAATTGAAGTCGCTGCCATCGGCATTTTTCTTGGTCACAAGACCTGTCACCAGACTTGGAGCATGAGGGTTTTCCTCCAACATTTTGTTGAAGTCATCCATTTTCTGCTTATTCTGGTCATACTGGTCGTAATCGGTCGAAAGTTGACCATAAACAGCCTCATCATCGTCCATATTCAAGTCCGGATAACGCTGAGCAAGACGCTCTCTGAAAGAATCTCGCTTTGACTTAACATTCTGATTATCAATAGTTTCTTTTGCCATAAATATTCATTTTTAATATTTGTGTGCTAAATTAAGGAAAATTTCGCATTACTTTGTGATAAGTTCTGCATCTTGATGAATTAATTTTGCTGGTATGAAACATCTAAATTCCATATCCGAAATTTACCTTAAAAGAGATCAAGAAATGTATCTGCTCTTTCGTAAGGCCAAGAGGATGGTAGAATATCCTACCACCATGGCTAAGATATGCGATTACATCGCCAAGATGCCTGCCTCTTGCTATTATCTCGCCGATAGCACAGCCTATCGGTATGTATGTAAACGCATCAAGGGGGAAAAGCCTAAATTCGGCAAATACCAAGCCATGAAAGAAAAACTCTTTGAAGATTTCTATCAGGATTTCTTGCGTCTCCGGCAGATGGATCAATACAAGGAATACAATACCAAAAATCTTGTGTATGTATGCCTGAATCTTCCTGCGCCCAATTTGGGTATGGCTCCACGCTACATACAGATGAAAATAAACAATTATTTCCGCAATAAGAAAACATCATTCATAACTCGATAAATCACTTCCATTATGCGTACATTATATATTACACTTCTCATCATCCTCCTGATGGCTTTCATCATTCCGCTTCATGCTTCGCTGGCAGTGTCTCCATCTTCGCCATTATACACCCATTTCGCCTATATGTTCGGTCATGCCAACTTTATACACTGGGGTATCAACGGATGGTGCATATTGATGGTTCATCATCAGTTTCGCTTCCATCGGCTACTGGCAGCATGGCTCTGCTCCGTGTTGCTATCGTTCGTATACTATCCGGCATTACCTGTATTGGGTGCATCCGTATTGATTTCTTTCTTCATGGGATTCTCAGCGCAATGGTATTATCGGTATCACCGCATCTACTTCTGGCAAATGATGCTCGGTATGGCTATAGGTTTCCTCCTCCCTTACATAGCTGGTATCTTCCACATAGTCCTATTCTGTTTAGGTTTCATCTATGCCAGGGCAGAGAGATTTATCCGACATGCCAACACACTTAACATTTAACATTCAACACTTAACATTATTATATATAACGAATGCCTGTAGCAAAATCCTCCTTAAAGGTTCGACCTCAGCAGCAGATTTCTGATAAGAAACTCAAAGAGATTCTTGAAGAAGATAAGAGAAGACTCCAAAGTCTCCTCGCTACTTATCGTCCCATTACAGGAGAGAATGCCCCTGGTCTCCGCTTTGAATGTGTCATCTCGGATTTCTTAAAGGGAAAGAAACTCTGGCTCCCGGTGGAAATGCTGAAAGAAAAGAAGTTCTGCGCCATCATCAAATGTCGTTCTATAGAGGCCTTCTGCGATAAGTACATGCCTGACTTCGACCAAGAGAAGGCTCGTGATGCAGTCTTCCGGTATCTCATCCGCCTGCGCTGTAAGCATGATTTCTATTTCTTCGCCTACGCCTATGCCCGAATCAAGAATAAGGATGGTGGTGAGGATATACCTTTTCTTCTTCGCAATGCCCAGATCAAACTAGCCAAGGTCTTCGAACAGTTACGCCTTCATAGTCAGTACCACTATATCCGTGTCATTCTCTTGAAGTGCCGCCAATGGGGTGGTTCTACCCTTACCGACATCTACATGGCATGGCTGCAGATCTTCTGGAAGACAAACTGGAATAGTAATATCGTTGGCCACCAGTCTTCATCTGCCACACAGGTATTCGATATGTACGAGAAGCTAATTAATGCCATTCCGACATGGCTCTTCTACGACATTGGTGTACCATTTAAGAACGACCCTCGCAAAATCAAGACATCAGGAACCATACAGAATATCAAGTATCTCATTCCACGCGATTGCAAGATACAGACGGGTTCTGCCCGTAACCCAGAATCTTGTCGTTCTGGTGATGCTGCCCTTGCTCATATTACTGAGGAAGCCTTCTTCCCTAACACCACAGAGTGGACTCCAGCTAAGGTGATCAAGGCTGCATCATCATCTATTCAGCCAGATCCTTTAACATTCATCGTCAGAGAGTCAACGCCTAACGGACGAGAAAACGAGTTCCACGATGCCTGGGTAGCCGCAAACTCAGTAGACAAAGACGGAAAACCTCTGTCTGCATTTACTCCTGTCTTCGTGGCATGGTTCGAAATTGAAAAATATATATTGCCATTTGCTTCCGAGGATGAACGTGCCGACTTCGCCATCTGGCTTTGGAAGAACCGCTTCGATGAGCAGGGGCACGGCAAGTACTACTGGTGGCTCTATGAAAAGGGTGCATCATTCGAAGGAATCCACTGGTACATCGAGAAATCGAAGGAATACGAAACCCTTGATGATATGCGTCAGGAGTTCCCATCAGATGATATAGAAGCCTTCCTCTTCTCCGGTACTACAGTCTTCGATCCATACAAGTTGAAGGAAATGGAAGAGGATTGCAAAGGCATTGAGCCTATCATGGTGGGTGACATTGAAGGTGATTCTTATGATGCTGCCGATGATGCTTGTATGAACAACATCCGCTTCATCGAGCGTTCAGGCGGACCATTGAAGGTGTGGGCTGGACCAGACAACTCTGAGATTGTCAGACATCGGTATATCGTTGCCTGCGATATTGGTGGTTCTCATAAAACCTCCGACTTCTCTGATATAGTAGTCCTCGACCGCTACGATGAAATCTATGGTGGTGTACCGGAAATCGTAGCTGAATGGCATGGTCACTGCGATGCCGATCAGTTAGCCATGCGCTGCGCCCAGATAGCCCATTTCTATAATGATGCTTATCTGGTCATAGAGAACAATACCGCCTACTCGCGCATGAACAATACTGAGGGTAACCAGTCAGAGTTGTTCTTCCCTATCCTCCTCCCACTCTACGACAACCTGTATAGTGCCTCCCAGTCCAAACTGAAGAAGGTAAAGAATATCGAAATGAAATGGGGATTCAATACCAACAAGGCAACCAAGGTGGCAGTAGTGAAGACCATGGCTCGCATCATCCGTGATGGTGGCTATATGGAGCGAGAACTTGCAGCAATAGATGAATGTACCTACTTCCTCTATTACAAGCAGAATGATTGTTATGGAGCCGTAGCCGGTAAGCATGATGACCGTGTCATGGCGCGCGCCATTGCCCTCTACGTGGAAAAGGATATGCCAGCACCGGAAATCGTTCCATTCCGTTCAAAGTCAGAGATAGAGCGTGAACGTCTCCGCAACCGCCCTCCAGTAGTAGCTGAGTTGTCAGGCATAGGTGGCGGCAGCTAGCCTCTATCTAGCCAGCAGCATGATACGTTCCCTGTATAGTCACCGTTCCAGGCGATTCTATCGCCTGTCCATATAAGTTAATAATTAAAAGTAAAAAGAAAAATGAAACAAAGTTATTCTAACCTGCTGCGTAAGATGCTCATAGCCATCTACCAGCCTATCGTCACTCGTATCGAACTCTTCCGTGCCACACGCATGTGGCAAAAAGGAGTCAAGGCAACCATTGCCAAGTATAAAGAATGTGGTGCGCCAAGATTCTACATGCTCTACGACCAGTCGCATAAAGATTTTGCGATCATGACCTACGATCCTAACAGAAAGAATATGCTCGCATATCGAAGATTAGTCCAGATGGGCAAGTGGAAAGCCACTCGCTATTTCAAAAACGTAGAAGACATCAAGGCTGCTTCCTACTACTACACTCCTTCCAAGTGGGGAGCAATCGGCTGCGATGCCGACAACAAGGTTAGGGCCAAGAAGTTGAAACAATGGCAAGAATACTACATGTACCGAGTTTCTACCCTGATGTTTAAGTTACGCATATACAAGAAGAAACATGGTATTGACTAAACAAAAAGAAGAGGAGACCATCACGGCTTCCTCTTCACAATCTAACAACCTTAAAAACTAATAAACCTAAAAAAATAAAATAATCTAATCTAAGAACCGAACAACATTTCGTTCAATATTATAAATTAACTAAGAACTTCTTTTCTACATAGCTGCCGAAGGAAGAGCTGCCAAATCATTTGCTCCATCACTGGAATCCTTTAGATGCGTATCAGGTGCTGTTGCCTGTTGTTGCCCTCCATCTGTAGGCATCTGTCCATTGGCTGCTTGCTGTGCCTGAAGAGCTTCTAGCTTTTCCAGTTGTTCCTTGAAGTATTTTCTCATTCTTCCTGTACCAGGGAAATTAGCAACCGTAAGCATGGTATAAGGATCCATCTTGCCGCTCACCATCATCTGCCAAGCCATATCGTTGTTGGCTGCTCTGATAAGTGGACTGTATGCGTCCAAGTCGATAGAAACATCTAGATCCATATCTCTCATGGTCTCTGAATTGAAGTGAATTTCAAATTCATCACCTGTCAGTTTCACGCTGTCAGCATCGGTACAAAATTCCTGTATCAGGTAAAGTTTCTTCTTGGCCACACGTACCTTAAAGTTGTTGAAACTCTCAACAAAGTCCTGTATGGTGGTAGATGATGATTCTCTTTCCAACTGATATTGCTTACCGCTGGTATTCCGGTGCTGTCCTTGAAGAGCACCCTGCACACCACTTCCCTCGCTTGCCATCGTCTTGGCAAAATTCACCATGAAGTCAACACCTGCCGGAATACTCTTGTTGACCAATGTCTGAGGTGGTTTACCTCCATTCTTGGAGTTCCACAAGATGATACTATCCGTTTTGGTATAGTTCACCTGCATTTCATCGATGCTCTGTTTCTCGCTCAATGCGTTCTCGTCAACAAGCATCGTTCCCTTGGCACCATTCGCTACAATGAAGTTGATCATCATCATATAATGGTTCAAGGTGCGCTGGTTGTTTTCGGCTCGCATCGTAAAACTTCTTACTTCGCCATTCAAGCATGGATAGGCAACGAAGGTGTATGGATGGATAGAAGTTCTGAATCCGTCCCTGAGCACATAGTATGGTGATTCCCTGGCATCCAGCAGATAGCCATTCGGTGTGATATATCTTCTGAACCAGTAGGTTTCTGCCTCATCCTTAATTTCGATGGTCTTAAGTTCAGAAGGGTCTACATAGTAGATAGGCTCACCATTCTCATCGAGCACAGGTAGGCCATTTTCATCTTTCATGATGTTGGATTCCTCTATTTTGCGCTTCTTTTCCTCATAGAAGGCTCGCTGGTCAGGAGAAGCATAGCCGCAATCTCCACTCTCCCAGTCATGTACCCAAATGGCTGGTCTGGTTTCTTTTGTCCAGATTTCCAATACCCGGTACTTGCCTACTACTGAAGAATGGGTGAAATCATCAATTCCGGCATACTGGGCTTCACCAGTCGGGTGATAAGTCTGTTCGGGCGCAAAATGGTGCTGCGTCTGTAGATAGATCTCACTGAGTTTATTGGCCTCTTCCTTGCTTCCATTTGTAAAGGTAGCAATAATCTCACGCCAAGTCAAATCATGAGCCTCAGCAATAAATTCCACATCGCTCAGGTCATACTTAAAGAAAGGTGGTAAAGCTAGCTTAAAGATGTCTACAGAATAGTCAAAGATACCATTCTTGCCATCCCTTCTGCCATAATAGGTTTTCATGGCTACAAAGGCGAAGACACAGAAGGCATAGAACATTCTCGCATCTAACTCTTGCCTGTCGTTCAAGTTGTCGTTCTGACGAAGATATTCATTAAAGAAACTGATATAGTCTTCCTCGTTTGGATCCACGGCACTACATGTAGCAGTACTGCGCTGCTGGCGCACAAGACCTACGAGCGAAAGCAATTTGTCTCCGATTACATCGTATTCCAGTATTGGCATACCTTTCAGTTCCATATACTGCCGGATGGTAATCTTTCTTCCGTTCCACTCTATCAGCTCTTCCAACTGCCTTCCCATCACGAAGTCTTGCGCTCGCTTCCACTTCTTTCTCAGTTCTGCACCATCATAGAAGTATTGGCAAGCCCATTGCAGCAACAGAAGATTGCTTTCGCTCTGCGTAAACCGCTCCCGGCTCACTCCTTCAAGTGAGTCTGGTCCCGGCTCTGCATAGTTCGATATGTCATTTATTACATGATTGTCAACCATAATTCTTAATTTTTCGCCAAAAATACCGCATTTTTCTCGCTTATTAGTGATAAGTTGCGCAACTTAACATTACTTTTCCATCATTTCCTAGTATTTTTGTTCCGCATTTCATTTAAAAACGTTTTTAAGTATGAGTAAATCAATCAATGTTCACGAAGCCTGCGTCATCACAAAAGATGATAAAGGCAACCTCTCCCTGGTAGGCAAGGCTAAAGAAGCCCTCACCACCTTGAAGAAGAATAAGGTTTCCGTCTGCATTCTCCTTTGCGACAACAAGAAGGAGGATGTGGAGAAGTTTCTTAATGACAATAACGTGCCTTTCGCCTCTATCAGTACCAAGGAGGAGACCGATAAGGATGGCAACACCAAGCGTGTTGATCCACCAAAGGCAGATGTAACCATCATGCCAAGTTCCAAGGTCATCACTCTTCGAGACGATTGGCAGTGGTGTTTGGATGATATTGCCCAACGTCTCTGGGGCGAGAAAAAGAAGGAGAATCCGAAGAGTGAGCAGCAGCGCATGGATGACAGCATGGCTGATTACATACGCTGGGCATCACCAAAGAAAAAGGAACCAGAGAATGCATCTGGTACTTCTCTCGGATAACATCGCTCCAATGTCTTCAACTTTAAACACACAAATGATTCATTAATCATAACTATTATAAATTTATTTGGATTTAGATTTTTTATAACTATCAAAAAGGGACTCGCTGTGAAGCAAGTCCCTTTTTCTATGTGTGGAAAAATTGAACATAAAAGCGAATTGGCCAAAGCCTATTTTCGGAAATATAGAACATTTCCTCCTATTCATAAGGAGGATGTGTCATAAGTTTAGATAATAGTTGGCGCATAACAGTTGACCACCGCATGCACATCACCTGTTGTGCATGCGCATATCAGCTGTTATGCAAGCGCACAACAGCTGTTGTGCGCTTGAAGATGCTAACTATCTCTAAAACATATCCTATCTTTTCCAGCAACATATCCTATCTTCCAACAACAAGAAGAGGGCGTATCTTTAACTTATGACATACCCTCTTCAGGACTACTTTTTTGTCTGGCGAACAGTCTTCAAAATACTATCTCTCAGTTTTCTGATTGCTGCCATGGTAGCCTCATCATTATCTGATGAAATATCAGCTTTCTTTTTCTGCATCTTTTTTCTAGCTTTCTGGATAGCCTTTCGTTTATCCAAATCAGCCTTATGCTTGGTCTTATAGGCTTCGATTTCTTTCTCTGATGCGCCATTGCCTTTCAACTCTTCAAGACCAGCATTTGCTTCATTGGTGGCTTCCCACTCCTTTTGCAAGTATAGGTCATCCATCAAGTCCGAAAAGTTTCTCTGACGAAGGTATGAAGCATCAGCCTTAGCCTTCTTGACCGCTTCGGAATCCTTAGTTTCCAATTCGTCCGCTATGATCTTACCGATAAGTTTCTTCTCCTTCTGACTTCTGGACTCGGAAAACTCGTTCTTTAAGTCCTCTCTATCCATACCAGCCAAACGTTCTGAAACTTTCTTGTCGAAAGATTTTTCAATTGCTTTCAGCTTCTTTTGTTTCTCTTCATCAGAGTAGAGTTTGTCTAAGCCAAAAGTGTTCTTACCAAACTTATATTCTGCATATCGCTTGGCAAGCTCTTCGTAGCTTAGTTTCTTGGCATCCTTGCCCTTCATGCCTAATTCATCGATATAGAGATTGTCCACAGTTGCTGCAGGTCCATTCATCAAACGGAACACAAACAACGCAATCTCCTTAGCATTGGTCATATCACCATTACCATAGTCGATACAAGCATTGATAGCATCGGTCAGAGTCTTTGGGTTGAAACCTGTACCACTCTGCATTACCATAAACATTAGGTCTTGTGCTCCAGCCACCTTGTCATAGCCAAACTTCTCTATCATAGAGTTGAAATCTGAAAGCATTGGCATACCAGAGAAATCTACATTTTTCAGTCCCTTAAGGCTGATTCCATCAGATGTAATAGTGTTGGCAATAGCTGTGTTGATAAACTGACCTCCTGCCAAACCATCTACTGGACCTTCAAGCAAACCGAGAATAATGGCATCAAATATCATTTTCTTCTTTTTCTCATTGTCGTCACCAAACAAAAGATAACCAAGATTTCCTCCAAGATTCCAGATGATAGCTCCCAACCACAAAGAAACTATTGCATCAGCAATATTGTGCATCAACCCCTTCTGGTACATCTTTTCTGCAGCCTTAGTAGCTTGCTCATATCCTACGCCTTCATCCATCAGCTGACCAGCCATAAACTTTATTGATGCCTCCTTGTGCCCTTTCTCAATACGATGCTTCAAATTTCTAAGCGCATTGATACCCTTTCGTTCATAAAGCATGCTGGAGTTTCTGAATGGCGTGAAGATGGCAGACTCCAAGGTTCTGTCTAGCTGCATTGGAGAGACAAAGGCACCTTCCGAACTCTGCTGAGAAGTATTGAAGTTGATTTCAGCATCACTAAGTGCCTTTTCCTTAGCTCTCTCCTCGGTCAGTCCTGCTTTGATATACTGCTTATACTTGGTATCATATACGGCTCTCGCTCCTACTGCACAAGTAACGGCATCCACAAGTGCGTTTGGTGTCATGCCATAGTAAGCTGCCTTTTCCATGAGATTGGTGTGCCATAGCTTCCAATCAGTCGGACCATCCATCAGAACGGTATCGCCCAACTTGCGACCAGACCAACGCTTATCGAAATTAGGCATATTCTCAATAGCCCACTTGAATGAACTATAAGGTTTGATAAAATGCCGGACGAATCTACCAAGGTCAACATCAGGCAAGAACATAGGAGCACTAAGTATCTGCTTGAAAGCTGTGTATAAACGACCCGATATTTTTGCTCCAGTAATACCCTTGCCAATGTTCTTAAGAGAAACAGCCAAGTCTGTACCTCCCTTAGGGCGATAAGTACCCATGGCTACTGCGGTTGCATCCTTCACGTTATTCCAAAGTCTTTCCCCACTGCCATAGATGGTAGTCATATTCTGGACACGGTTTCTGAAAGCAGTGTCAGATAAAAGCGTGTTGGCATCCTTGCGGATAGGCGCATAGTTGTACCAGTTTTCCATCTCCTTGATGTTGTCGATGGTCACGCTAAGGGCATCGGCATTAAGGATGTCCAAAGGAAGTTTGTTTATCTTACGCTTGATGATGGCACCTGTTGCTGTAGAAGGCAAGGCATTACTTCCATCACTCGTATTGTTTACATCTTCCTCCATATATCGGGCGTTCTTTAGCACTCTTAATGGAAAATAGTTCTCCACCATAGGCATAGGTGCGCCAAACAGTTCCTCATGACGCTTGTTGTACTTGGTACGCATCTTAGGCAAAAACTCTCCTTGGATCCAGTCTGCCAACTTCAAGAAACGAGGATCAATGTTTTTCTTGATCCTTTCCACATCAGCATCGAGGATGCCCATCTCTCTTAGCTTCATGGCACCATCAGGCATTTTGTTCACCATATAGATGTACATCAGGTTGCCTTGCTGTAGCTTATAGGTCTGTTCGCCCTCTATATCGCGGATTGTCACATCCAAGCTCTTCACCTCATTACTACGCTCCAACTCATACAGATCATTCAGTATCATATTGCCCTTCTTGTTGCCGTCCTTATCCTCAGTAACCTTGCCAAACAACTCTGAAACTTTCAAGTCTATTTCATTGTTAGCCTCCCTTACGCTCTTGAACGCATCGTTTGATGCTTTCATAGCTCCACGGACGAAATGATTCCACAACTGTCCCTCACCATTTATGTGTTTGCTACCAAACTCGCGCATCAAGGCATCAAAAGAACCTAAAGGAGAACAGAAGAAACGGGCAACATCACTATTGGACAGTCTTGTTTTCCAATTCTCCTTATGGTGCTGGTTCATGCTCTTGCCACCCAAATCGGCACTAGCCATCATCTTCACATTGATGGCACGAAGAGCATCACGCTCCTGGAACTCTCTAGCTCCCTTCACGCTCTCGTCTATCATACCTCCAAGGTTAGCCAGCAGTTGCGAATATCGTTCCATACGCTCCAATTTATTATTAAAGAGAGCCTCATCATATTGATTAAGTCGTTCCACATGTTCCTGAAGAAGAGCTTTAGTTAGCTCACCTTCATAGATACCTATTCTATTCTTGTAGTCTTCAATCTCCTTTTTCTTCATATCCTCGATTTCGATAGCCTCAGTTCTGCTGGTGTCTATGTAGTCCACATATTGTTTGGCTAGATTCAGACCCAACAGCTCGTCTTGATAGGATGAAGCATTCTTCCTGTCATCTGTCATCTTGTCTATCAAGCTGCTGATTTTCTCATCAAGCTTATTAGAAGGAATCCTTGAAGAAACTGCATCACGGAAGGCCTTGATTGTTGTTTGACCTCTCAACTCCAGCTTACCCTGCACCTGAACACCCTTGGCATTCTCTTTCAGTTCCTTAATACTCATGGTCTTCATGACAGCCCTATCGAAGTTTCTGAGCTGGTTGTTCATCAACACATCCATCACTTGATAAAAATGTTGAGAAATCTCATACGATTTTTTGCCGGTACTATTTTTCACGATAGTGAGCAAGGTGTTTATACTACCTCTACCCAAATCATCACCATAACCCAGACTCATAAATCTTTTAGCAAACTGCACCACGGCATCAGTAGTATTTTGGTCATACACCTTTTGATTTTGCATTACGTGGCGCATGTGCTGAAACTCTGCCTTCATCGCTTTCAATCGGGCATATTCACTGAATGGGTGCTGAACAGCATCCATAAGAGCCACTTTTGATATGATTTCGTCCTCTGCCATTCTATCGTACTCGTCCTTATGAGGGGCGGTCTTCCATATTTCATACTTTCCCATAGCCTCACCATAGTCCTGTATGCTTTGATAGTCGCGCATATCAGGAATTTTCAGAGGTCTCTCCTCGCCTTCCTTTATTTTAGGATGATCCTTCCTCCAACTAGCCATATCATTCTCATATTGCTTCTGATACTTCTCTCGGATAGCTTCCTCATCAGGAGGAGTGAGGGCAGCAAGCGTGTTCTCGTCAAACTCGTCTATACGTTTCTTCCAATCAGCCTCAGTCTTAGGCCAATCCTCTAGGGCTTGTGAGTAAAGCATCTTGCGCCCGAAGAAAGTAGCTTCATCCTCTCCCTTGCGTTTCTTTGGCATGGTTGGTTTCTTTGGTCGGTTCAAATAGCCTTCCACGTATTTCTCCAAAGGCTCACCGTTAGCATCCAGCTTATTCTTAAAGTCCTTTGGTTTCTTCTCCCAATCACCGCCAAACCAATCTTTAAAGTTCTTGGTACGAGCTTCAATATACTGTTTCTTGCTCAGATTAGACTGTTCACCATTAGGAGCCAATTTGAAAGCACCAGTAGCCTCATCTATGCGACCACGCTCAGTTTTATTCTTTGGCTTATTGTCCTCTTCAGAAGGTAGATTAGCACCATCAGATAGCGCATCCTTGATTTCAGCATTGCTAGCCTGCTTCATCATGGCTTCCTGCTTCTCCTGAGGCATTTCGTCCCAAACGTGCAGAGCCTTGCCAGCCTTCATCAGGTAGTATCTCAAATCCTTGTCATTGAGAAGTCCCGGCACACGAACACCAAGCTTCTTAAGCACCTTAATGAGATAATGCTTAATCTTAGTCCATAGAGAAAAGTCCTCAGCAGTCTTAGGACCCTCCTCGGCAAGATGAGCGATATACTCCTGCGTTCCCACATTTATACGATCATTGTTCTTCCAGTCCGGATCATATTTATTGGCAAAGTCAATAATCTTGCCTCGAACATCCTTACTTGCAGAACGGTAAACGAAGTTGGCAAATTTTCTCACTTCATTTTCGCCACCCAGAAGCACCTCCATACCCTCATGGCCTATCTTCTCATGAAGCACGGTTCTCTCAGCCTCGTTGACATCAGCACAGTTAGGCAGATAAACATGAACCGTATGCGTAGTAGGGGCATACCATCCGGTAGCCCCATTCTTCACATCACTCAGATAAGCATCAGGAACCTCATCCACAGAAGTGTAAACTGTAGCCTCAGCACCACCCAGTTTGTTGGCAGTGTTCACTACCCGGTCGCTCACTTGTTTCTGCTTGTCTGCATCCCAGTTGTTCTTGAAGATAGAGCTGCCAAGTCGTGCCAATACATTTCTACCCGACAAGTCATCCTTATTCAGCAGAGGAGCAATCACGCCCTGAGTCAACTGCACCGGAATACCATTGCCAATGATGGTATGTGCCAAAGATTCCGTTTTAGGCAATTTATAGTCATCGCCCAGTCCGGTAATCCTAGCCAAGACCCTGCCATCAGCACGCAATACCTTTCCACCCGGCATGATGATCACATCACCACTCTTGGTTCTCAGCGTAGGCAGAATCTCATCCCCATAGGCATGAGGAATCTTGCCATCGGCATAAGCACTGCCCATTACGTAAAGAGGCTTCTCCACCTTCTGCCAGTCAATTCCGTCAGCCTTCAATCTGGCATCCATCCATGGAGCCACACCGCTTTCCTTCACCGTCAGAGTAGGAAGAATATCCTCCACAGCCTCTAGCCATCCACCCTTACGTGGTTGCTTCTTTGGCTTTTCAGGCAGTTCTCCATCCTTCACGGCTCTGACAATTAGTCGCTCCCTGCTGGTATAGCCTCCAAAATCTGCGGCATTATACACGTCTACATCCCATTTGTAGCCGTTTTTATCCAGCGCCTGGGTGATAATCTTCATCGCCTCAGAGTCCTTGTAACCCTTCACGTTCTCGATAGTCACCACTCGCGGTTTCACGGCATCAATGAAGTCGGCAGTGCTCTTGGCAGTCTCCTTGTCGAGTTCCACCTCTCCACTATTACTTTTGGCCTGCGAATAGTTCTTGCATACAGGCGAAGCATGGAAATACTCCACCTCGCCATCAATATGTTTCACCAGTTCCTTCGGATCCACGTCTCTCACGTCAGCCGTAACAATATGCTGCCCGAAGTTGTTGCGATATACACCGCTTATCTTCCGGTCATATTCCACAGCCACTACAGGGTCGATGATACCCTTCAAACCTTCCTCTACCAGTCCACCACCACTAAAGTAAGTGCCAGCCTTCATCAGCGAATCAGGATGCTTCTGCAACTTCTGCTCCACGATAGGAGATTTCACCTCAGTCACTCGATGAAATCGGACATCGCTCTTGCGAGAATTGAAACGCTTAGAAGGAGGAATAACGTCACCTTTATCATCATAGGTAACAAGGTCGTTCAACTTTCTGCTGTTCTTGGCATTCTTGTATTTATACTCCTTGCCATCATCAAAGCCAAACTCGTTTGCGTCATTACCATCCCACCACAGTTGAGTAGCCGGAACTTCATCCTCGATGATACGATATTTACCCTCCAGTCGATTATTTCCATGAATATCGGCATATTTCTTAGAAGGAGTAACCCAGTCACCATTACGTAACTTACCTTCCTTCACAGAAGTAGGAACGGCACGATAAACCTTTACCTTAACATCCTTCTCACCATTCTTAATAGCTTCAATAGCCCTATTGATAGCTTTCACAGATTCCAATCCATGAGGAGTGTTCTGCGAATAACGCTCCGGGTGAGAGAAGTAATCATCAGGCTGAGGAGTATAACCCAAAGCCATATCCTCCAGGTTCACATCTGATCCACTGGATTTCCAATCGTCACGTCTCGCCTTGTCGCTTTCATATCCAGGGTTTCCCGGTGCTTTCCATGCGCCTACACCCTGATATGCGCTTTCGGTATCATCATAGCCCTTGCGTCTGGCAGCTTCATCAAGCATTTCCCTGGCAGTAGCATCATCACCCTTGGCAAGAGCATCCATATACTGCTTGTCAAGTTGATCATCAGGAATCAGAGAAAGTTCCTCCAAGTGCTTTTGTCGCTTGGCTTCCTCTTCCTCTGCTCTCTTTCTAGCAGCTTCCATGGCGTTACGCTGCGCCTCCATCTGCTGCTTGCGTTCCTCTATCATGGCATCAACGTCACCAAAGTTCTCCTTCAAGGCTTCATTTACAGGCACGGTGTACTTAAGAAGTTCCTTGAAAGAGGAAATCTTATCTTCATTTGCCTGCAACAAATGGCGTTTGATGTTTGCTCTGGCACGTGCAGCCTCAGCAGTAGAACCCTTCTTAACACCATTGGCGTACATCGCCACATCAGCCTCATCAACCCCAAATTGCTGAGAAACAGCCTTTATTTTATCCTCCACAGATAAATTTTCACCATTTCCCTTGGCGGTTTCAGAATTATTATCTACCTTTGCATCCATAAAAGCATTTCCATCATTGTTATGTGCTCCTTCGGGAGTGTTTGTGGAGTTTTCAACTACCCTAGACGTCTCTGATGGATTTGCTTTTTTATTTGAATAGAAATCATTAAAAAATTCCTTGTTATTCTTTGGTTCTGTTACTACAGTGTATTTTACTTGTGAAGTTGGATCTACATAAACATAGGCAACTCTGCCATTATCGCTTACTTTGCGTTCACCTTCTTTTAATACTGTAGGAATCAGCAACAAATCATCAACATTTAAAGAATTAGCTTTTACACCATAATGACGGAATACGCTATGCTTTGTTCCTGCATGATTATCATTTCCTTGGCGCATGATGATTTTATTGCTTCCATCTTCACGCTCCACGGTTAATGATACATTATCCTTTTTCCCAGAATAAACATCAGCAACTGCCTGTTGGGCTTCATCAAGTTCTCTACCTTCTAGTTGTGTAGAAATGTCCTTCATACGTTTCTTAGTAGTAGAACCCATAAACTTGATGTCATCAGCATTCTCTGCCTCATGAAGTTTAGTTCGTGGATCCACCCCATTCGCCAGGTCTCTCAACACAAGATTACGAATATCCTCCAAGGTCATTTTCTTTATGTCCTCAGGCTTCCACTTCGTAAATGTATCAAGAGTCCAATACCAGAACTTCTTCAGCCACTCCTTCAACTTATTGATAACACTCAGCTCCTTTGCTGTATCAAGCGGATTCTCCTTGATAGCATCCTTAGCCATCTGTTCCAGGATGGCAGCTCCGTCCTCACCGGTCAAACGAGCAAAAGCCTCATCGCAAATCTGCTCATCTGTCAGATGATTATAGTTAGGATCCTGCTTCAAATCGGCAAATAGCTGGGTCTGCATGATGAGTTTATCACCATGCTCTATAAGTTCCGGATTCATGTTTTTGGCAGCAGTACGCCAAAGATGTTGATACTCATGAATAGGAGTGTTGGGATTCAGATGCTCCTGGTTCAGCACAATCTGCTTGCCATCTGTGTAGCCATAAACCACACCCTTACCCTTCAAATACTGCACTCCCGGCTCAGCAACAGCCTTCAACTGATTATCTAACTCAACATACTTATGGAACAAGTCATCAAGTGTATCTTGATACTTTTCAAAGGATTTATCCCTGTAGTCAGTCCAAACATCATCTGGAATATCGTTCTCAGAAGATAAGCCATGCTGATCCATATAGTCCTGCATTAACTGATTTTGATACTCTGCGCGCTCTTTCTTCTTGGCATTATAGGAATCCTCGGTTTCTTTAATCTGCTTCTCTAACTCGATTCTCTTATTGAGCAGAGATTCTGCCTTATAAGGGTCAAACTCACTAGGAACATCCCCCTTTACGTCCTTGATCTGTTCCTCAAATGGCTTATTCAGATTAAAAGCCTTGTAGTTTCCTATCTTCCAGGCATTGGTATAGTACTTGCGCCACTTCTCAGCTAAGTCCTTCTTCTCAAAGTACTGAGGAGGTTGGTTCGGATTATCCATATTAACGATGGCATACTGCTTAAATTTGTCCGGTCTGTTCCCTGCAGCCCAGTCATAAGCAGCCTTGGCCGCCTCCTTCTGCTCAGGAGTCTTGATATAGAAGCGAAGACGAGGATCATTCAAAAGCATTTCTACTGCCAGGTTATCCTGCGTTTCAGCCACCTTCTCCATATCCTCATTGCTAACAACCTTCACAGGGATGCCAGCCTTCTTAAGCATAGTAGATACAGCATCATAAGCCACCTTCTGCGCCTCCGTCATTTCCGAAGGCTTCACCTCCTTCACATCGCGGTCAAATTTCGCCTGTTCCTTCTGTACCATAGCATACTCCGCAAAAGGCTTAGTCTTGCGGTCAGAAGACTCCAGCCACTTGTCAAAGGTAGCCTTAGGCACAGAAGTAACCTTACCAAGTCCCTTCCAGCCCTTGGAGTAGTTGGCAAGATAAGCCTCTGTAGCAGCCTCCTCAGAAGGATAGCCATACATCACCTTATGCTCGTCAAACTCACCAGTCTCTGGGTTCACCTGGTCAACAACATAAACGTTACCATCAAAAGTATCAAGGTCTGCAGCATCATTGATGAACATATCAATATGGTCACCATCAACGCCAATTTTACCAAGAATATAGCCGTAAGTATCGTGCATGGTCACGCTCCAAGGCTTGCCCTGCTCGTCCTTACCGCTTCGAGTCACGCCCTTTGGTGTTTCTACGGTATAATCGTAGCCACCAAAGGACAAATGACCCTTTTTGTAATTGCCAGCCTTCTTCTGAGCCTCTGTTGGTTCGGTCTCAGTTTCGGCAATGGCACTCTTTAAACGTTCTCCGAAGGATGTTTCTTGCGGTAGATGTGAGCCTCGAACAGCTGAGCCTTCGCCACGTTCCAGGCTGCCAGTCTCTTGTCGCCCTTTGCGTCCGCTATCAGAGCCCTCTCCAATCTCGGACTCAGAAGATGCTTCTCCGTTACCAACTTCTTCGCCTTGGCTATTTCCTTCATCAACTCCTCTCCGTGAAGAGTCGCTACCCAGGCTACTGCTTCCTCCATATCCTTTATCATTGCTTCTGTCATCATAATCAGCTAATTCTGGTAAAATTGATTTGACATATTGTTTGTACTCTCGTTCACGATCCTCAATCTCCATCATGCGGTCATATTCTAACCCATAAATGTGATCAAGTTCGCTTTCAGACGGCAAAGATAACGCTTTTTCGTGAATAAACGAATTATATTGCTCAATTTCTGCCTGTCTTTCGATAATTTCTCGCTCTTTCTGTGCTTCGTAATACTCTTCCTCGCTTGAAAGTTCATCTTCTGCAGCAGCTATGCGGTTCATTAGAGCCACATTTCTCATTTCCTTCACGCTGTCATAAGACTTGAACATATCAAGAAGGGCATTACGAACATCTTGATCGGTATATCCCATATCCTGCAAGTTTACAGGAAGGTCATTATATACTCTCACAGCAAATTCGTTAACCGACATACCGGTTCCTTTCTTTGCAATAAGATAATTGAACTTATTAGAATCATACCCCTTGCCAATACCAAACTTAAAATTGCTCTTGCCCAACTCATATTGAAGAGATTCTGGATTCAAGCTATGAGGAAGCAAAGACTCTGATACAGCCTCTTCGAGAGTCTGAGGAGTTAAGTCCATCACATCAACGGAAGCATCCTTATATATATCATGGATAGCATTCATATCGTTCTTCTTCAGCGCATCAGCCACCAATGCCTTGCGTTGCTCTGAAGGTGTCATGCCCAGTTTCTCCATTTCCTGCTTGCTAACTTCCGTTTTGTAGAGTCTGCTGAGTTTATTAGCCTGAGCCTTCAAACCCTTGGCAGCAACAGACAAATTAGTCTGCAGGGCCTCCAGTTGAGCCTTTGAAGTATTCAATTCCATAAGTTGGCTAGGGTCCAGCTCTGTTTCGCCATTGATATACTGATCCAGCATATCATTCACACCATTTATCTTGCGCTCCACATCCTCCTGGGTATGATAGAGGTCTTTGCGCTGAGAAGTAATATAGTCGGTAGCCTTATCCATAGTCGGATATTGCTTTTTCAATTCTTCATCTTCAAGTACGAGCACATGGAAATCATCAGATGGCACGATGGCTGATTCATCAACACCAGCCTTCTCTACCTCAGCCTTGCGCTCCTCCTTCATAGCTTTCACCTCATCAGGAGTCATCACACTGTTGCGGATAGTATTCCAGTTCTTGAAACGAGCATCAAGATCTGCAATCTGCTCCTTAACTAGACTCAACTCATCCTCCACCTTCTTAGCTTTTTCCGGGTCAAGATCGGAATTGGTATCAAGCCAGTTCTGATATTCAATAGCAGCCTTTCTTTTGTTGGCAAGTTGCGTTTTGATGTCATCACGGCTGCCATTAACCAGATTCAAAAGTTTGACATGGTCTTCCTTAAACTGCTCCTGAAGATACTCAGCCGCCACATTTGGATCTGTATCTTTAGAAGAATAGTCCGGCTGGCCCTCGCTCATTCCCACGATGCCATTAGCATAACGCTGCTTCTTATCAGCCTCAGCCTGAGAAGCTGCTTCCTGTTCACGTTCATCATCCTCGGCATCCAGCTCGGCATTGATGCTATTTCTCAATGCATATTTTTGGAACTTGGTGAATGTGTCTACTGGTACAGTCGTTACATTTTTAGAACCAGCTATATTAAAACTTATGGTTCCATCAGGATTAACTGACACAATCTTAGCTTCTGTTGGCTGGTCTTTGTCATTAATAGACAAGCTAACAGTATCATTTGGTTTCAGACTGGTAGCATCAAAAATTGCGTTGAAGTTCTTCTTTGTTGCTTCATGTTTCTGAGTTGCAAGCTGATTCACGTATTCTTGAAGAGGGATTTCTTTTCCATTCTCTTTGACTTGAGACGATGGAACTTGCTTCACGACTGGTTGACCATTTGCATCAGGAAAGACTCCAAATCCTGCACCATGCTCATTCTTGCTCTTCCAATAGCCTCGCTGACCATCGGTAAGGGTAAGACTAGAAATGTTACCATTTTCCATAGTGTATTGCGAAAGTTGCTGTTTCAACATATCTGCATAGCCATCATCAGCATGTTCCAAAGCATCCATTGCACCCTTATTAGCATCCATAGCCTCAGCATACTTTCTGATTGCTTCCTGCTGGAAAGGAGTGAGATAGTTTGTACGCTGCTCAATATAGGTCTCAATGTCTGTACCCTTGTTTACCGCATTATATACACCTTGGATTCTGTCAGTATCATTTGCAAAGGCGCGCTTCAATCGAAGCTCTGCAGTTTCTGCATTATATTTAATAGACTTCAATCCCTCCTTATCACCATTCTTATAGGCATTCTGCCCCATAACAAAAGCATCAGAAGCCTTGCTTTCGCTTTGATTTTCGTTTGCAAGGTTTGCAGGATTTGCTGCAAACTCTGCATCACTCGGAGTTGGTACGGTCTTGGTACGGAGCAGGTCCCTCCGAAACTGGAGGTTCCTGACCACCAGCAGAACTCTCAGAAGAACCCTCAACAGGCGATACAGGGTTTTCGCCTTCAATTCTCTTCTGCTCATTACCATGGGAAGTATTATAGAGATCATCCACCGTCTGCTTCATTTCACGTTTCAGTTCGATAGAATTGTAAAGTTCCTTAAGGTAAGACTCAACCAAAGGTGCATATTTCTTATCTTTCGACTCCAAAGCCTTACGAAGTGTACCGTGCGCCACGTCATGGGAATCCTCAAACGTGTTGACAAACTCCCTCATCACAGAACTGTTCTCCAAAGCACTGTCATAATAGTGACGGTAGACGTTAACCTGCTTCTGCTCCTCGTCAGTAAGGATAATACCCTTCTGCTGCTTATCCATAATCTCCTTGATGGCACCAGCATTCTGATGAAGATAAACCGCTGCCTTATCCTCATCTGTCAATTTCTCACCCATATTGTATTTCTGGGCTGCCTTGTTGTATAAGCCATTAAGATGCTCCTGCGTAAACACATTGTGGAACTCACCTTCCAGCACAGAAGCCAAACCAAGAGTCTTCTCATACTCCAGTTTCTTCTCATCATTACGTGCAGCATCATGAGAAGAATACTCCTTGCGGTCGATTACGCCTCCATCCTTATTATAGGTTTCCAAATAGTACTTACCATCGTCACCTCTATATACCTCGCTATCAATAACAGGCGAGAAAGATGAAGGTCGTTTGCCTTCAACAACTGCCATCATCTTAGCCTTCAACACCTCCGGAACACTCTTGTCGTTTATCAGGTCCATATACTTCTGGGTTAACTGCCCATCAAGTCGCTGAGCATTCTCACCAACCACAGCATACTCCCCGATGCCCATCTTCTCAAAAGCATCACGAAGACCATCATAGCCGAATCTCTTCAACTCGGCAATATCCTGATCCGTAAAGTCAAACTTCTTGTTAAACTCCCTTGCGTCCTTGAATCGAGCATACTTGCCCACCATGCCCGGCAAGCCGATAGCAGTAAGGTTCGCCATGCTCTCCAAGAAACTCTCGGCAGCATCCTTACCGGTAGGCTTGAAGTTCGGATCCTGCGCCATACGCTCCAACAACTGCTGACCAGTCATAATACCGGAATCCACAACCTTACCACCAATATCAGCCAGAATATTGGTAGCTAAGCCTCTGCCCTTACCTACCATGTTAGCGATTGTTCCACCCTGCATGATAGCACCTACGGCACTCTGTTTAGCCACTTCGCCCAAAGTGTTGGCAATAACCTTACCCACGGAAGGATTGTAAATCTTGCCATTCTCATCGAACTGACCTGTACGATAAATCTCATCAATAGGCTTCGAGATTGCAGACTGACCACCAAAGGTAACAGCACCATGCGCGGCTCCACTCTTCAAAGCCGCGGCCTTACTTTTACCGATAAGCACCTTGGCAGCTCGCTCAGCCATCTTGCGCTCCATACCCTTAGCCATGAGGTCACCAGCCAGTTTACCCTCTGCCTTGGCTACCATGCTCTTAGTCAACTTGCCACCAGCAGCTCCCGGCAACCAATAACTCCAGGCATCACCTGCAAAGGTCAGAGCACCACTAGCCACGTTCTCCCAGAAGCCCGGCTGATACTGCTGATTGGCAATATCCTCCAGCCAGTTCTGGTAGTCCGTCTGAACAGCCTTGCGAGTAATTTTACCCACAATAGTGTTACCCAAACCAGTCTTCATGATGTACTCAGCACTACCCTTAGGCATCATACCCTTAATCTCTAGCTGGTCGAGTTCATTCTTAAGAACAGAATTGATCATCGGCTTGAACTGATTAGGATCACTACTCTGAGTGCCATTCAAGCCATATCGCTGCATCACCTTAAATGCCGCATTGCTCATATCATTCAGGAACTTCGGATTCCGGTAGAGTTTGCCAAACTTCTGCTGCAAACTAGAAAGCACCTTTGCAGGATCCTTGGCCTCGTTTGCCTCATACTGAGCACCAAGTGCTGTACCTAGACGAAGATTAGCCGGAATAAACTGGCTTCCTTCCATTCCCTCCGTAAATGCCTTACTGCCTGCCTCCTGAGCCTTGTTGTACTCATCCACTACAGATGGATTCACATACTTACTGATAACACTAGAAAGAGCATCATTGATGTCCTGATTCATCAACTGGTTCTGAATAACCTCATCATTTGAATAGAGACGAGTGGCGAGGTCTTCCGCTGTCTTGCGGTAATTCTCTCCATACTTATTCACAAGACTTTCTACCATAGCTGGCTTCACCATACCATTGATAAACTGGTCATAGCCATTCGTCTGGGTGATATATTGTCCGTTCTCGTCCACGACAACATTGTTCATGATGCCATACTGCGAAGCCAGCTTCTTCAAGTTGTCCTGCACAGCATGAGAATGCCATCCATTCATTACTGCTTCGTCCACGCCTTCTACGGTATCACCCAACTTAGATACAAACTCATCGGTAGTTCGCTGAGCGAGGCGACTTGCTGCACGGTTCATGGCTCCCATAGCCATATTTTGTGCCTCCTCTTGATTCTTAGCCTGTCCGCTAGCCATCAAGTCATACATAGTTTCAGACAACGCATCGCCCTTGCCCACATATTTATTATAGATAGCATCAACCTGCTGAACTGGAGCTGCGCTTGTAATTGCATCCACATCCTTGACTGTAGGCTTAGTCTGCTCGGTAGCTGGCACATTATCTTGATTAAGATGCTGTACCTGCTGATTATTATCATGTGGCTGCTGCATATTATCACCAAGAAGCATATTGGCAATCATGCCACCCACTTTCTGCTCTTTACCGACATTTCCGGCATCAACATTAGAAAACATACCGAGTGCTTGGGAAATGATACCAGGCTTCTTTAACTCACCTCGCTGATACTCATCATTCAGCTGAGCCAAGTCCTTGAAGTTGCCAGGCTTATTGTCAGGTGAATTGAACGCATCAATCACCTCTTGTGGATATTGCGTCTGCTTTTTCTCCTTAGAATAAACACTCTGCCCACTACTCTGAGGAGTTGAAGGCTTTTGAGCAACAGGTGCCTTAGCTGAAAGATATGTCTCTAAAGATTTTTGGTCTTTAAAATTATCATATCCTGCTTCACTTAATGCATTATAAAGTGTAGCTACATTTTTGCTGTCAGAAACATAGTCTCTAAACTCCTGCTCTGTACCAACATCATCATAACCATCATCAATTAACGCTTGATGTAATTTCTTTATATTATCGTCCATATTATAATTTTAAATGTTTACCTTTATTTGTTTTGCCATTATTTGATTTGCTACCAATGCCAATACCGAGGCTCTTAGGTGCAAGACCTTGTTCTTCAACATCATCAACAAACATTCTTTGAAGACCTGCATCCCACTGCTTGCCTTTTGTACCAATGCCATACTTTTGTTCATAAATAGAAGCAAGATTATTGCCTCCATTCTTTTTCATATGATTAAAGTATTTGATGAACCTTTTACCATATTCTGCTTGAGAATATTTTGGCGTTGTTCTAATCGTCTTATTAGTTGCAGCATTGTTTCTTGCTGTTGTCGAATTATTCACGGCAACATGAGAACGACTATCTGCAGCCTTTGCAGCTGCAGCATCAGCCTGATTGTCCAGCAACTTACCCTTCTTGTCTCTCAGTTTGTTCTCAGTCTCCTTCTTTGATTCATTCAAGTCTGCACCTGTAGAATGCTGTCTTGCTGATTGATAGACTTCCTCAACCTTAGCTGGAGTGAGGGCATCCGTTTGGTTCTTCTGTGATGCACGATATTCAGCTAGTTTCTCATTTGCCTTTGCAGCAGCCTCTGCCTGCATCTGTGCCTGCTTGTCTTGACGGTCCTTCCAGATATTCACCATCATCTGGTTATACCCCTTGGCACGAAGAGCCTCAGTAGCCTCTCTTATCTTGCGTTGGCGATCAGTAAGTTCTTGTGCAGATTCTATCTTCTGCGATGGCGCACCTTGTGTAGTACCGATGAAATTGCCAAGATGCATCAGGAAATTGCTCCATTGCTCCATCTTGGCCTGCCTCTCCGCTTTCTTCTTCAAGGCTTCATTGGCAGCTACGGTTTTGTCTCCATCACCCAGAGTATTGAGCCATGGCATGAACACAGACCAGTTTCCATCACCATTCTTCTGGTAATCCCTCATGATGTCATAAGGCTTCATCTGACGCAATAGAGGGTTCTGCTCTATCTCGCTATAAGGTCTGCTCCAGTCAATCTTGATACCCTGGTTAGGCTCCACCTTGGTAACTTCCTCGGTTGGCTGCTGGGCAAAAGATTCCTTGCCACCATTCCCAGTAATACCGGTCGTTTCTATGGCTGTACCCTTTCCCGGTTCTGTATCAGTTGTCTGAACTGGTACTGCAAACTCCGGCTTAACCACATTATCATCAGGGAAATTAGTAACAGGAGTAACGGCAGTAGCCGGGCGCTTAGGAGTTAAATCATCTAAAATAAATCCCATAACATCCTCCTTTCTTAAATAGGCAATTTACTTGCAGCTCCAGCCAATGCACCAGTGGCATCTGTAATCCCCTGTGCTGTAGAAAGAGCCTTTTCCTTCTTGGCTGCAGCAATGTAGTTAGTCATCGTGTCTATCTGCGAATCAGCAGTATTCCACACATTTTCTTTTGTCTGAGCACCTTGCACGGCCGCCTGCTGCATGATATTACCCACCTGCTCCTGGGCAGCCTGTTTACTGAGCGCAACCGCTTCATCAGAACCGCCACTAACAATATTAGTATTCTTTGCGGTCTCTGTTGCATTATCCAATACCTTCTGAGCATTGGTCACGGCTACCTGATTTTCCGCAGATTGAGTAGGGTCCTGATAATATAAGTTATCACGATGATCCTTCACCTGCTGCATGCGGTCTTGATACATCTTGATAAAATCATTATATCCTTGGTTCCTAGCTCTGGCCGCTAAGGAACCGCCTACAGCAGTGATTGCACCACCTAAAAGTCCGCCAGCAGAGCCTTTAAGCCCTTTGGCAATTTTTCCAATAAGTCCCATAAAATTCGAATTTTAATGTTTAAACTGTTCAAAAGTAATGCGTTTTTCTTACCTATCTGTGATAAGTTCCGCAACTTGAACACCAAGTTTCGTAATTTTTTCCTATATTTGCACCCGAAAACTATCAGTAAACATTAAAAATCAATAGGATATGGCAGTAAAACAAGACAAAAATAATGAGCCGAAGCCAAAGAGGAAGAAGACTGGCGGACGTAAGGCTGGCACACCTAATAAGGTTACCAAAAGTGTCCGTGAAAGCCTCCGTGATGCCCTTACTGGCTACATCAATGGTATCAATGAGAAGAACTATTCCCTTTTCACGGATCTCATGCAGATTCAAGAGCCTGCCGGACGTCTGGCGATGGTGGCAAAGTTCCTTCCATACGTGGCTCCAAAACTCCAGTCTGTATCTTTCAACAATGATGAATCCAGAAACTTATCTGTGGAGGAATCTTTCATGGAGTTGGAAGAGAAATTTGAGAAACAAGAAACCACTATCAACATCAAAAATCTCAAAATTGTTAATAATGGCTAATTATAAAAAATGGGTAGCCCTCTCTAAATTTTCTTCAACTTTAGAGAAGACTACCCTTGACTTGGTTATCGAGGAAAAACGCTCTATTTTAACTTATATTGGGTCAATTTTAATCTGTATTAACACAAAAATAGCTATTTTATGTCCCTGACTCGTTCAAAGTACTTCGTCTGGTCCTTGGTGATATTCTTCACCTTAATCTGTATCGTACAGTTAGTAGGCACAGTATCATTTATGCTGGCCATGAGCTGTTCTATTATCTCATCTGTGTTTTTGTAGCCCTTGCCATCCACATGAGCCACAACCTCACCCATAAAGTAGGCATCAGCAGACAACTCAAATGTTTCCTCTACCTTATCAAATACAGGCAGATGATGCTCCTCCAGGCGTTTGCTTTTGTCATTAGTGAAAAATATCTTCTCCACTACCTTCTCATTTAATTCCCATGCTCTGGAGAAATCAGGTTTCACATAGCCCATTGTAATCTTGTGGGTACTTATATGGTTCATAGCAAAGCCTATCTCTTCATAATTGGCACCTATATCATTCTGTGCGATAGTGGCCCAAGTATGACGAAAAGTATAAGGGCTATAGTAACCCTCTTCCATATTCAAGTGTTCCTTGCATATCTTACGCAAGAAGAAGTCCAGGTTCGTATCCATAGAGTGAGAACTGGCATACTTATTATGAAATGTAAAAAGATATGGATCATCTTTAGGGGCTAAATATTTCTCTATCGTTGGCAACAGCATATCAGGAACCTTCATTTCTATGTATGCTTTGTCAGCTCTCTTAGTCCTAGTTTTCTTACGCTCATAATGCAAGATGCCATCATAATAATCAGTCTTCTGCATTTTATATAAGTCTGCTACATTGATTCCGGCTAGGCACAATATCATTTTGCAGACATCTAGTGTAAATTGCAGATTCCCATTCTCAGTAAAAATGCCAAACAACTGCCGACATTCTTCCATGGTAATAGCTTTCTTCTTAGCTATATCCTTCTTAGCTATAATGACTCTTTCCCAAGGGTTGTTTTTTATCTGTATCTGGTCTGAATCATAGTCATTATAGCGTTTCAAAGCCTCCTTGAATATTTTCTTAATAAATATCGGATAGGTGCTCTTACATGAGCGATAGCCAGAAAGACTATCCAACCATGAGTTTACAAAAGGAACAGTTAGCTGGGAAAAGAGAATCTTTTGACTTCCTGCAAACTTTTCCAAACTTTGCAATGAGTTAGCATAAGTCCTTATTGTCCCTTCTTGCAGCTCATCGTATAATGAATTAATATAACTCCGAGCAAAGTCCGAAAAACTCAGTTCCTGATCTGACTTCAAAAGATAGTCTCTTACCTGTATTACTGTCCAATCTTTACTATCAACCTTGTTTAGCTTTTCTACCCATTTGTTGATAGTAGCCATACATGACTCCAGCACGAAAGAATCTTTCACCTCTTTCGTACCCTTCACTACGCCCTTATCGTTTACCACTTTGTCGGTCTTTACATGAGTTTTCTTCCGATTTTGAGTAATACGGATGAAAACTGAATAAAACCCATCAGAACGTTTGTCAAATACTACTACTTTAAATGTTGCCATACTTCACTTTTTTACTAGAACCATACTAGAACATTCCATTATATTTGGCACGTTCAATGTGCCAAATAAACAGAAATTTATGTTCGTATAACCGCATAAACAAAGCTATTTTACGTAAATAATTGAATATCAGAGATATGCAATTATACCTAAGATAATATCATCTTCATTTTCATTTTCTTCTCTTTTTTATATATTAATGTTACTGTTATTT